TAGGTAAAATCAATATCATTCGGCATTTTAATCATCAGCTTTTCTCCTCATCAACAATCTTAATAATATCCTCAAACTCTACTAAAAAATCATCTTCATCTACCCAATCTGTTTTGTATATCTTGTATTCATTTGTAAATTCTTTTTTAGGTAAAGCGACTACTACAGGCATATATTCAGCATCATCTGTAAAAAATCTTTCGTCTTTCACAAAATCCATAACTGCATTTTTTAATTGCTTGCTATAATTAGCCATTAGATATGCTCCTCAATCGTATAAAACTTTTTCTCTTTACCGATATAATTACTGTCTATAAATGTTTCTGCATCAATTACATTTTCAAACTCATCACCAAGTAAATGTGTATGTTTATAACCTTTATATCTAATTAAATATATTGCCTTTTCTATATATGTGATTTGATACATTTCACAATATTCATCTAAACTAACATCAGCATTTTCTTTGTAATATTCTTCTTCAGAATATTCACTAACATTACAACTTTCTTCTTGTAAAAAATTCTTTAATTCTTTTTTACTTTTGAAAGTCCAACCTGTCCAATCACTACCTGTATCAATTATTTCAATCATTGTCGGACTCCCATGTTTTTACTTTTGTTATTTCTAAAGTGTCTTTATATACACTCCACCTATCCCACATAATATCTATAGCATGGTCTTTGCTCTCAGCATAGTCATCTACAGAGTCTATTTGTATAGTTGTACTTACTGTTATCTCATATACTTTCATTGTCGGACTCCTTTATCTCTTTTAAATCTTGAACAGTCATATCTTCACAAAGATATTCCAAAGGTTTTAACCTACCATTAAAATAAAACTCTTTGGTTGTTCCGTCTTTGTTTAGAATTTCGTTCCCATGTTCATCAGATACATAAAATTTTATATCTAGTACACTTACATACAATTCTTTTGCTTTACTCATGCTTCCTCATACTCCTCATCTGTTCGTTCGTCTGCCCAAAATCCCTCATCTGAGCCACAAGATAAACAAACATTAGTTTTTAAATTAATATCCCTACTGCCACAACACATACAACATTCGGGCATTTTTGCTATTTCTAACCAACTGTAATCTCGTTTCATGCTTCCTCCTTTAATGGTTTAATAACAGTTAATAATCCAAATTTATCTTTTTCAGTCTTAAAAACAGGCATAAGAACATCATCTTTTTGCTTGTGCATTTTTTTAGGAAACTCATAAAACTCATAAAATGGTTTTATTAATTGTGCTTTCTGTTCTTTTGTTAAGTTTGGGTGAGTGTCTATAACAGTTTCTAAGTTATCAAGAAATAAGTTATGAAAGACTTTATTTGTTTTAAAGTAATTTATTTTCATGCTTCCTCCTTAAACAATTCTTGCTCAATAAATTCAGCAACTTTATTTCTAAGTTTGCATATTTCTTGCCACTCTTTATGTTCGCAAGTGATATTTTTTACTCCATATTTTTCTAGCAAATTATAAAAATCATCTTGAAATTTAATAAAGTTATTATCTGACATTTCTTCTGCTGTCATGCTTCCTCCTCTTGTAGTTTGTATTTAATTAAATCCCATGCGTCATCCATTTGCTTGTGAATGTCTGTGTAATCGTTTGGTTTACCTAAACCAAATAGTCGTTCCTCGATAGTGTCAATAGCATTATCGAGGCTCAATTTTTGCCAATCGGCTAGTAGTTCTTGCTTGTTCATTAGTCCCCTATAGAATCTAAATTATCATAATGAAGTTCAGACAAAAATTCTTGCCAACTCTCCTCGACATTTTCAACAATAAAGGGATAAGCCTCTGTTGAAACTAAACCTTTTAATTCTAAGATAAAATCCTTGTCGTCTGTCCAATGATGTTCACAACTAATAAAATAGCGTGAACATAAAACATCAACCTCCATTTCTGTATCTTCTATTTCGTGAAGAATCCAACCTATTTTACTCATTAGTTTTGCTCCCTATATTCTCTACATAACTTTTTTAAAAAGCGTTCTAAATTAGAAAATCTCATTTCTACAGTTTCCAAAGTATCAAAAGAACTTTCTTTTTCTACTCCTTCTTTTTCCATACCAATAGCTTTAAGCATTTCTTTTTCTAATATATTTATATTCATTACATTACCTCCTCTATTTCGTTTAAATAATCGTTCACAATTTCTTCACCAATAATATAAACATACATATTCACAACTTTTTCTGGATCGGATAAATCGGTATAAACTTCACCAAAACTAAATTGCTCGTACTCTTTAATAAAATTGATAACATCAAAAGCCATATCACCAAGCCATTGTTTAGCTTGATAAGTTCCTATGATGTAATAATCAGTATTAAAAACATTGTGGTGAAATTCGTCTTTCCAATCGTTGGGGCTAGTTTCTTTAAACCACTCTATATTTTCTTCAATGTAATCATCAAAGTATTCTTTGATTTCTTCTTTTTTATAATCCATGTTTTTTTCTCCTATAATTTGTTAAAAACATACTAATAATTTATAGCATATCTCCCATAAAGTAAAGAATTATTTACTCTTTTATTTATCTAATTTAAAATGCCTTTATAAATGTCAGCTCCAGAAAAAAACTTTTGGCAAGAGATAAGAAAGAAACTTAAACATTATCAATGGTTAAGGCTCGAATCCTTCGCTACGCAAGGCGTTCCTGATCTACTCGGCACAACCAAAGAAGGGCTATTATTTACTGTTGAATTGAAAGTAACCAAAAGTAATAAAATAAAAATCTCTCCGCATCAAATTGCCTTTCATAAAGCTAGAATAAACTCCCCTTGTTTTATCTTGGTTAAGTCCCTCGTTCAAGGGCAACCTAAAAAATCTCAGCTCTACCTATATCATTCGTCCAAGCTCGAAAATTTGCTTTCCGAAGGTCTTAATCCTTCGTTCCTTGTCCCTGACGCATGGTCAAATATTGACCAACACATAACCAAAGCCCTTGCGACATTTTATGTCGCACGAAAAAGCCCTTGACAAGCGACAAGATTTCCAATGGAAATCTTGTCGCTTGTATCTGTAAACTTGTCGCTTGTATCTGCGTTATTCGTGTAGCTGGATCCAGCTCAAAAAAAGAGGCACCCAAAAAAGAAGGGCGGTCACCGAAGCGATCGCCCAACCCATAGGAGTGGTCTTGGTTAGTACCCCCATACTATTTATACTCCTTATCATTAAGCATGCCGTCTATACAAGTTCGTATTAATTCAAGCTCAGTTTTGTTTAGATTTTGTAGAGATCCCAATGCTTGTGAAAGCATTGGGTTTTCAATGATTGATATATTACTGTCCATACTATTTCTCCTCCTCTGTTTTCCATTCCTCAGGAAAAGGTTTTTTACAAGCATCCCAAAATTTGAATTGGTCAAAGTTAGGATTGTCTTTTTTAAAATTAAAACTTAAAGTTGACATAAGATCAGTTGGATTTATTTTGCTTTCTCCTCCTCCGTATCCGTCATTAAGTCTTACCCATTCTGTTTCATCTCTAATCGCTTTAGCTATTAGTTCATAATCTTTTTTAGTCATGTTAAACCTCCTATGGTTTGTTTAAATTATATAAGTATCGTCCCATACATTTATATCCATGTCAAGATTTATTTCGCGCGAAAACGCCTTGACAAGCGACAAGCCCTGCGACAAACGAGGTACGAGTGCAGGGCTTGTCGCTTGTATCTGTAAACTTGTCGCTTGTATCTGCTCGTTGACTGACGGAGCGGGATCCGTGAATCTAAATAAAAAAGAAAAAAAGAGAGGGAAGCCGAAGCTTCCCTCAAGTGTGGGGACACTAAAATCGTTATTCAGCATCTTCGACAGGTTGGTAAGAAAAGAAGCGAGAGTATAATTCTCGTAAAGAAATACCAACATCAGTCATATCGCCTTCGCGATTGTGAGCCATAACCAAACCTCTGCCTGCTATACGAACTGTATTAGTATTTGTAATGCGAAAGTTAAAAAAGTCTCGGTTAGGTTTAAGCAATCCTTCTTCATCAACATAAATACAATGGTTAAAGTTAAGCCCAACAGCTTCAACCATATCGACTTCGTGGTCTGTATAACTCAACTTGTCATACATGTCTTTTAAAGTTTCTTCCTCTGCCACATCAACGAGAGTTATATCTCGTTGTACAGGGTCAATTAAATACGCTTTCATTTCTCCTCCTTATTAAACACAGCGTCCCCGAATCTCTCGGGGTTAAACTGTGGGTTATCTTTTCTTAGCATTGACGACAAGTCAAACACTAAGCCACTTGGCAAATCGTTAGCGTACTTATTCAGTACGCCAGCGATAGCAATATAATCTCTTCGAGTCATTTTTCCTCCGTTGCTTTTTCTTTTAGTTCAAGAGTTTCTATTCTATTCTGAGCAAAAGCCCGAATAAATTTTAAATCTTCTTTGTTAGTCATGCTAGTGACTGCCCCCAAAGCCATACCTAAAAACTTTTCATCACTCATTGTATGTCCTCTCTAATATTACGACCTAATAAATCCAAACGAGTAGGGACTACAAAATCATTATTACAATCATCACAACAACGCTCAGTATATTCTTTTAAGGGCATAGGGTTATGCCCCATGCCTTCAAAAGAATTTTTACAAATTGAACATTTTCTCATTGTATGTCCTCCAATCTTCTAGGTTGTAACTGATCGCTAAGATTAGCGATCTCCTCTATCTGGATAGTGTCGGCTCTACCATTACAAACAACAGTTACGCCATTGATAACCAAATCTCTAAGGTCATGCTCAACGCCACCAATTACTGTGCCGTTATCCAAAGTTAAGTTAAATATTATCTTCATTTGTCCTCCTATGGTTTATTAAAGATATGGAAATTATATAACGAATCCCATATAAAAGCTAGTAAAATGTTATGTCACGCGAACGCCCAAACCACAAACGACATGCTTCACCATCTCTACAATGAGTGTTTGAACAATGAGTGTCTAAACAATGAATGTATTACTATTGCTACTCGATGATCGACGGTTCGAGGGCTTGCCCCGAGGGAGGCTGAAGAAATCAATAGCTAATACAATGAATGTTTAGACAATGAATGTTCAAACAATGAATGTAGAGATGGTGAAGCATGTCGTTTGTATCTGTACCCCATCCCCCCCAAATCACTAAATACATAACTAATATATATAGAAAGGAAATACACATAAGAAAAGATCCTAAAAAGATCGAACCCCTTTTTGATAAAAAAATATTTTAAAAATCTGCCCAAAAAAATATTTCAAATTTTTTCCCGAAAGGTATGCTCATGGTCCTATATCGTGTAAGATTTATCCAGATGAGTACTAAAAAATGTATAGGGTGCAAGAAAACTTTCTCTCTAGATAAATTTAAAAGCGCTAATGCAAAAGGAAAGTTCCACCGTAAGATATGCACTGCTTGCCGAAGTATTGAGCAAAACAAAAGTAAAAGTAAATCTCCCGAAACCTATTTAAAAAGTATTTTTACGCACCTGCAGTACAGTCGTAAAAAGAAAAATCCGGACATGATCTGGGCTATTGAAGCCCAAGACTTAGTAAATGTTTGGCACAAACAAGAAGGTAAATGTGCTCTAAGTGGTTTGGTTATGACTTATCATAAAGATGGTGCAGGTAAGAAAGATTTAAACGCTTCAATAGATAGAATTGATCCGCACATATATTACATTCCCAGCAATATTCAATTAGTTTGCAGTCGGATAAATATACTAAAGCACACACTAAGTGAAGATTTATTATACTGGTGGTGTAAAAACATAGTCGAATACAAAGAAAAAGAATAGAATATAAAACCTATGACAGACAAAAATAATTTTGATCTAGAAAAATTCGCAGAAATGTACCCGGATGCAGCTAAAGAGCTTGTGTCCTACACCCAAGCTCTCGATTCCAAGCTACTACAAAAAGAAGGCAGTGATGATTTTATTACTTATATAAAACACATGTGGCCAGACTTTGTTGAAGGGGAACACCACAAAATATTTGCACAAAAACTAGAAGATGTAGCCAAAGGCAAGATCAAAAGACTCATTGTTAACATGCCACCACGTCACACTAAGTCAGAATTTGCTTCAGTATTTTTTCCAAGTTGGTTGCTAGGTATCAATCCCAAACTAAAACTCATGCAGATTACCCACACCGCAGAATTAGCTTTTCGTTTTGGTAGAAAGGTGCGTGATTTAATTGGTTCAGAAGAATACAAACAAGTTTTCCCTGAAGTATCTTTAAAACAAGATAACAAATCAGCTGGTCGTTGGGAAACCAACAAAGGTGGTGAAGCATTTTATGCTGGTATCGGTGGTGCAGTAACAGGTCGTGGTGCAGATTTATTAGTATTAGACGATATTCACTCCGAGCAAGACGCGATGTCACCAAGAGCCTTGGATAACGCTTGGGAATATTACAGTTCTGGACCAAGACAAAGGCTGCAACCGGGTGGAGCTATAGTTATAGTGATGACTCGCTGGTCGACCAAGGACTTAACAGGCAGATTACTAGCCAAACAATCAGAATCAAAAGCAGATAAATGGGAAGTAGTAGAATTCCCAGCCATTTTCCCAGAAACAAGTAACCCCCTTTGGCCGGAGTTTTGGAAGATTGAAGAACTAGAAGCAATTAAAGCTTCGTTACCGGTAGCAAAATGGTCGGCGCAATGGCTACAAAACCCAACCTCTGAAGAAGGTGCAATTTTAAAACGAGAATGGTGGCAAGTTTGGGACGAAGAAGAAATCCCAGAAATGCAATACGTTATTCAATCGTATGATACGGCGTATTCTAAAAACGAAACCGCTGACTTCTCAGCCATAACCACATGGTGTGTGTTTACACCCAATCAAAACAATATGCAGCCGGCGTTGTTATTACTAGATGTTAAGAAAGGACGTTGGGATTTTCCGGAACTAAAACGCCAAGCTCTAAAAGAGTATAAATATTGGGAGCCAGACACAGTCATAATTGAAGCAAAAGCTACCGGTATGCCACTAACTCAAGAGCTTAGACAAATGGGTATTCCAGTAGTAAATTTCACTCCGGGTCGAGGTCAAGATAAAATTGCTCGAGTAAATGCTATTTCACCAATGCTAGAATCCGGCATGGTCTATGCTCCAGACACTCGTTGGGCAGAAGAATTAATTGAAGAATGTGCAGCTTTTCCTTTTGGAGATCACGATGATTTGGTAGACTCCACTACACAAGCATTAATGCGCTATCGACAAGGTGGATTTATAGGACTAGCTTCTGATGAAGATATGAACGATAATGAGCCAAGAAGATTAAAAGTTTTTTATTAAAATATGTCAAATAACACACCTACAAACATAGAACGTTTATCTGATCTAATCGATTTAGACATAGAATCAGGCGAGACTGTAGAAATTGAAGCGCCTACACCAGAAGATACGGATGTAGATGTTGAATTCGCTGCGGACGGTTCCGCAGAAGTAAATTATTTCCCCGACGAAGACGTACCAGATGACACCCCATTTGATGCGAACCTAGCTGAGTACATAGATGATGGCGAATTAGGCGCGCTAAGTTCTCAGCTAATGGCAGATTTTGAAGATGATCAAAGCAGTCGAGAAGAATGGGAAGAAACTTACGTAAAAGGACTCGATCTATTAGGTTTTAAATACGAAGATAGAGATAGACCATTTCCGGGTGCATCAGGAGTAACCCACCCAATGATGGCAGAAGCCGTTACTCAATTCCAAGCACAGGCATTTAAAGAATTACTACCCTCCAAAGGTCCAGTTAAAACTCAAATCATGGGCGCAACAACTCCAGAAGTAGAGTTGCAGTCTACGCGTGTACAAGAGTTTATGAATTACCAGATTACAACTGAAATGGAGGAGTACACCCCAGAAATGGATCAGTTACTTTTCTATTTACCATTAGCCGGATCGGCATTTAAAAAAGTTTATTACGATACTATGAAACAAAGAGCCTGCAGTCTGTTTGTTCCCGTCGAAGATTTATTAGTACCTTATTCAGCAAGTGACTTAAACACTTGTGAACGTGTAACACACATTGTCAAAATGACACACAACGAAGTACGTTCGCAGCAACTTAGTGGTGTCTACTCAGATATTGAAATCAAACCTTCTTATGTCGGTATTGATGATATTAAAGAAAAAACTGACGAACTAGAAGGCATCGAGAATACCTCAGACATGATGTATGAGCTTTTAGAGTTTCATGTCTCACTAGACTTACCGGGTTTTGAAGATCCCGACGGTATGCACATACCGTATGTCATTACTATTGACAAAACTTCTGCAAAGATTTTATCAATTCGTCGTAACTATCGTGAAGACGATCCGCTTAAACAAAAAACTCAATACTTTGTACACTACAAATTTTTACCGGGTCTAGGGTTCTATGGCTTTGGACTAATTCACATGATCGGTGGTCTTTCAAGAACTGCAACAGCAACCTTAAGACAATTGATTGATGCCGGTACACTAGCTAATCTCCCAGCCGGGTTTAAGGCGAGAGGACTTAGGATCAGGGACGATGAGACTCCACTTGAGCCCGGCGAATTCAGAGATGTTGACGCTCCCGGCGGAGCACTTAGGGATTCGTTAGTACCACTACCTTACAAAGAACCCTCACAAACTCTACTAGCATTAATGGGAACTTGTGTTGAGGCTGGACAAAGATTTGCGTCGACAACTAATTTACAAGTAGGCGAAGGTAATCAAGAACTACCAGTCGGTACGACTATGGCTTTATTAGAGCAAGGCACTCGAGTCATGTCAGCGGTACACAAAAGATTACACTACGCACAAAAAATAGAATTTAAAATATTAGCTCGACTGTTTTCTGAAACACTTCCTGCTGAATATCCATATCAAATTATTGGCGGCGATCAAACTATTAAACAATCAGACTTTGATGGTCGCGTAGATATTATCCCAGTCAGTGATCCAAACTTCTTTTCAATGTCGCAAAGAATTTCTTTGGCTCAACAAGAATTACAATTGGTTCAAAGCAATCCCGATATACACAATATTAAAGAAGCGTATCGTCGTATGTACCAAGCACTCGGCACAGAAAATATAGATACTTTATTTTTACCAGACCCACCACCACCAATACCAATGGATCCAGCTAGTGAAAATGCTGCAATGTTAATGGGTGGTCCAGCTATGGCGTTCCCGGAACAAGATCATGCGACACACATAGAAATTCATTTGGCCTTCATCGAAAATAAATATGTCCAAGCTAATCCGGCTACTGTCACTGCCGTCATTAGTCATGTGTTACAGCACGTTTCGTTCTTGGCCCAAGGACAAGCTGAACAAGAATTACAAGTGCAGATGCAACAGAACCCAGAACTAGCAATGCAGATGCAGCAACAAGAAATGCAGAACCAACAGGCGACGGCCCAAGGACAACCGCCTATGCCTAACGTCATGCTAGAAAATTTAAAAGCAAAAACACAATTAGAGCTTATGCAACAGCTCATGCCAAGACTAGATGAGATTTTAGAGACTGGTGACGGTGATGCAATCACTCAATTGAAGGCTCAAGAGCTACAGATTAAAGCTCAAGAAAATGCTGACGATAAAGAAATTGCAGAAAAACGTTTAGATTTAGACGAAGAAAAGCTAAAATCACAGGAAGACATCGCTGCTATGAAGCTACAAGCTGATATGCAACGCAATAATAACCGAGGAGGTTAAGATCGACGAACTTAATTTCGCGCAAATGGTTCAGCGCGCTATCTCGAAAAGAGAGGAACAGATACAAGAAATAATGTTGACTGGTAGTGTCGAAAACCATGAGCATTATCAAAATCTTGTGGGTCAAGTCCAAGCGTTGAATTTTGTTAGAGAAGAAATTCGAGACTTATTAAAACACACGGAGACGTTTAATGACTAAGACTACACTAGAGAAGAAATGGGAAGAGGATACTAAAAATAAAAGCGTTTTAGAAAAAGCGTATAAGGGTGGCAAAAAGAAAAGCGACCCCGATTCACTAGACCCCAAAGCATTAGACCAAAGTGTAATAGATCAGCTACCAGAACCAACTGGTTGGCGTTTAATGATCCTACCGTTTAAAACAAAAAAAGTAACCGAAGGTGGTATTCATTTAGTAGACAAAGCGTTGGACAGACAACAAGCCGCTACTGTTTTAGGTTATGTATTAAAAGTAGGCCCGATGGCTTACTCAGGCGAAAGATTTTCTTCCGGACCATGGTGTCAAAAAGGTGACTGGGTATTGTATGCACGATACGCAGGCTCAAGGATTGACATTGAGGGCGGAGAAATAAAAATACTCAACGATGATGAAATCATCGCGACAGTATCGGATCCAGAAGCAATTCTGCATAACTTTTAACTACATGGAGAGGTACCATGCCAGAAACTAAATTTAAAAATTTGAGCCAAGCTGATGAGCTTGTACCAATGGACACGGACGGCGAAGAAGTAGAAATAGAACTTGAAGAAGGTTCAACAACTACTATTAAGTCTGACGTTGTCGAAGAGATGATCGAAGAAAATAATAACGAAGAAATAAAAGACGAAACAGAACATGAGGAGTATAGCAAGGGTGTACAAAAGCGAATTGATAAGTTAACCGCAAAGTTACGCGAAGCAGAACGTCGCGAACAAGCTGCAACATCATACGCACAAAATGTACAGCAAGAAAATACAACTCTAAAAACAAAAACTGAAGAGTTAGATAATAATTATATTTTAGCTGAAGCAAACAGAATAACCGCTGAAACTGAAAAAGCTAAAAGTGAATTAAGAGCTGCAAACGAAAACGACGACATAGACAAACAAACAGATGCCCAACAAAGGCTCGCTGTGTTAGCCGGTGAAGCGCAACGTGTGCAAGCAATTAATAAACAAAAGGAGAAGGCTGAGACAGAAATTCAAACGCCTTCTATTCAACAACAACAAACTTCAACGGAACAACCAGTTCAGTATGCTGACCCCGATCCTAAAGCTCAAACTTGGGCGGAAGAGAACGAGTGGTTCGGTCAAGATCGAGCCATGACTATGACTTCTTTTGCTATTCATCAAGAATTAGTAGACGAAGGCATTGATCCCACGGGCAATCAGTACTATACTGAAATTGATAAGAGAATTAGAAACGAGTTTCCTCACAAATTTGATGAGGACTCTTCGCCTAAAACCCGAACCGTTCAAACGGTTGCATCTGCTAAACGCAGTGCAAAAACTGGACGCAGCAAATCTGTGAAACTCACACCTTCGCAGGTCGCAATTGCTAAAAAACTTGGTGTGCCACTTGAAGAATACGCGAAGTATGTTAAATAAACGTGGAGGAAACATATAATGGCTAACAAAAAAACTGACGAAACTCGTCAACCACGCGAAGCTCAAACCCGAGAGAAAACTTCTCAAAGGAAACCATGGGCTCCACCATCCGCTTTGGATGCACCGAAACCACCTGAAGGATATGTCCACAGATGGGTTAGAACTGAAGTAAGAGGTTTTGATGACCGCAAGAACATGAGTGCCCGACTCCGTGAGGGGTGGGAACCAGTTCGAGCCGATGAATACCCTGACTTCGAGTATCCAGCCCTTGACACTGGCAAATACGACGGAGTGATTGGTGTTGGCGGATTAATTCTTTGTAGAATTCCACGCGAAACCGTGGATGAAAGAAGTCAATACTTCAATGCAAAGACCCGAGATCAAATTCTAGCAGTAGACAATGATCTGATGAAGGAACAAAATCCAGCCATGCCTATTAATAGTAATAGACAAAGTCGCGTAACATTTGGCGGAAACAGAGAAGACTAAGGTCTAATTTGTTTCTTAATTTTAATTTGTTATATACGGAAAAGATACAATGGCAAATACAGATGCAGCATTTGGTTTAAGACCTTATCAAGGTTTTGCACCATCAAATGCTATCCCACAAGCTAGAAAATACTTAATCAATCCATCAGGATACGGAACTACCATCTTTCAAGGTGATTTAGTGAAGTTTAATGCTGGATATATTGAACAAGCTGGTGTTAGTGATGCTAACATCGTTGGTGTATTTAATGGCGTGTTCTTCCAATCCGCTGATGGTCCAATATACAAAAATAATTATGTGGCTAGCACAACTGCTAGTTCAGGTGATATTGAAGTATATATTTACGACGATCCCAACATGTTGTTTTTAGTTCAGGGCGATACCGCTACTGCAACTACTCAAGCAGCTGTTGGTAGAAATGCTGATTCGGTCGGAACTGGCGGTAGTACAACTACTGGACTGTCTTCCAGAGAACTTGACGTAAGCACTCTCGCAACAACCCAAGGCCTTCAATTGAAGGTTGTAGGTTTCGCAGACGACGACAAAAACGGACTTGTCGCAGGTACGCACGCTAACATGGTAGTCATGATTAACGAGCACGCCTACAGAGGTCCAATAACAGGTACATAAACAATGGCAATATCTAGAGCACAATTAGTTAAGGAATTAGAACCCGGACTAAACGCACTTTTTGGTCTTGAGTACGACAGATACGAAAATGAACACGCTGAAATTTTCGACTTAGAATCATCTGATCGAGCTTTTGAAGAAGAAGTAATGCTGTCTGGTTTTGACGTAGCGCCTGTAAAGTCTGAAGGATCAGGAGTGGCTTTTGATACAGCTCAAGAGTCTTTCACTGCTCGTTACAGTCACGAAACAGTTGCGCTAGCGTTTAGCATAACCGAAGAAGCAATCGAAGATAACTTGTACGACAGACTGTCTGCAAGATATACAAGAGCGCTTGCAAGAAGTATGTCAACTACCAAGCAAATTAAAGCTGCCTCAGTTTTAAACAATGCCTTCAACAGCAATTTCGCTGGCGGTGACGGTAAAGAGCTTTGTGCTACAGACCACCCTACAATTAGTGGTGGATCTTTAAGCAACGAACTCTCTACTGCAGCTGACCTAAACGAAACTTCTCTTGAGCAAGCATTGATTGATATTGCGGCGTTCGTAGACGAACGTGGATTAAAAGTAGCAGTACAAGGAACTAAGTTAATTATTCCTAAAGAGCTACAATTCACAGCTGATAGATTGCTTGAGTCACCCGGTAGAGTAGGAACTTCTGACAACGATATTAACGCTGTTAGAAATATGGGTATGGTCCCTCAGGGATACGTAGTCAACCACTACCTTACTGACACTGACGCTTTTTTCATCAAGACTGATGCACCGAACGGATTCAAAATGTTTGAACGTTCGCCAATCAGAACTTCGATGGAAGCAGACTTCGACACAGGTAATGTGCGTTACAAGGCAAGAGAAAGATACTCTTTTGGATTCTCGGATCCAAGATGTGTATTCGGTTCTCCCGGAGCATAAGTTCACACTTAATTAAGAACCTCGCCGGTGGTTTTTAACTCAAACCGGCAATAATTAAAAGAGAGGCTATACGCCTCTCTTTTTTTGGTATAATATTCAACTACTAGGATTACTTTTAATTGTTTTATCAACTGACCTAGCAGACAAGCCAAGATGATAAAACTTATTTCCCGAGGAGGAAATTATGGCAAATTCAACTTTTAGTGGACCGGTTAGGTCCGAAAACGGTTTTAAAACTATTGATGTAAACGCAACAACAGGTTCGATTACCGACGGTTTAGTAATTAACGCAGACGGTAATATTTTTACTGATGATGGTGGACATATTCAATATGTTGCAGCAGCAGGCGTTGGACCAGCTGATTTAATTATAGGTAAAAATGGTAGTCAATATGCTACAGCTAATCCTTATGCAGAAAGTGCAACACAACTATTTCCGTTAGGAGCTAAATTAGTTTACGGTAATAATACTTATCGTTATGTTGGAATAGGTGGAACTGCAGTAACAGCAGGTAAACTTTTACAACAACCAGCAGTAGTTTCTGACCACGCTAACATGTCTGCAACAGCAGCCGTAGCAGCAGGCGAAACAGCTATATCTGTAGAAACAGGTGGTACTGATATTACTCTTAACCAATATGCAAACGGCTACCTTTGGGTAAATGATGTAAATGGTGAAGGACAAATGCTTAGAGTTAAATCTAATCCAGCACATGACCATTCAGCTGACCCATCAATTATAATTACTTGTTATGATGCTTTAGCAACTGCTTTAACAACTAACTCGCAATTAACTTTATTAGCTGATCCAAGTAATGACCTTATTGTTGCACCAGCAGCAGAAACAGGTGCAATTATGGGTGCTACAGTAATTGATTTAACAGCTGACTATTTTGGTTGGGCAGTTATGTCAGGACCAGCAGCTTTATTAACTGTAGGAACTTTAGTTGTAGGTAATGCAGCGGTTCGTTCAGGTGGTACAGCAGGTGGTGTAGCTCCAGCAACAGATAACGTATTAATGGAAATTGGTGATGTAATGGCTGTATCAGCGAATACAGAATACTCACTAATTAACATGAATTTAAGTTAGGAGTAATTTATGGCTGACGTAGTAACAAGTCAAACTATTCAAGATGGCGGAAAAACCGCTATCTTGAAGTTTACAAACGAATCTGACGGTTCTGGCGAAGCTGCAGTTAAAAAAGTAGATGTTTCTGCTTTAGCAACTGATAGTGAAGGTAATGCTTGCACCAGTGTATCTATATCTAGAATATATTGGGCAACTAGAGGAATGGCAGTTGATATTTTTTTTGATGCTTCGACTAATGTTTTAGCTATTCCTTTGCCGGCTGATAGTACAGGCGATGAATATTATGATTTATTTACAGGTATTCCCAACAATGCTGGAAGCGGTGTAACTGGAGATATAGATTTTACAACAGTTGGACACAGTGACGGTGACGCTTACTCGATAATTTTGGTTTTAACTAAAACTTTTTAATTAATAGTCTAACTTTGTAAAGAGGACTAACATGGCAACATCTGGGACTACAACATTCGATCTAACGATTGATGAACTAATTGAAGAAGCTTACGAAAGATGTGGGCTTGAATTACGTACAGGCTACGATTTAGACTCAGCAAAAAGATCATTAAATATAATGATGGCTGATTGGGCCAATCGTGGATTAAATCAGTGGACAGTTGCACAAAGAAGTTTTACCACTATTAAAGGCACTAGCGACTATGCTTTAGCAGCAGATGTAGTAGATATTACTGAAGCTGTTATAACTAGAGATAGTACGGATATTCAAATGGAAAGAATTAGTCGTTCTGATTATTTGTTTACACCAACTAAAACACAAGAAGCTAGACCCACTCAATTTTTCTTAGACAGACAAACAACTCCTGTTGTTAAGTTATTTCCAACTCCAGAAAATTCTACTGATGTTATTAAATACAATGTCTTAACTAGAATACAAGATGTTGGTGACTACACTAATAACATGGAAGTTGTTTTTAGATTTATACCTTGCATGGTTTCAGGTTTAGCTTATTACGTAGCTTTAAAAAGAGCCCCAGAAAAAGTACAGCTTTTAAAATCAATTTATGATGAGGAGTTTGACAGAGCAGCTTTTGAAGACATAGATAGTGTCAGTTCAAGATTCTTGCCCGGTAGAACTTCAATTTAATGGCATTTGCAGCTGGGAAAAAAGCCTACGGTTTATGCGATATTTGTGGTCAAAGATATAGACTGCTTACGTTAAAAAAACAATGGGATGGGTTAAAAGTCTGTGCTCAAGACTACAGTGAAAAACATCCCCAACTACAACCTAGACATCACCCAGCAGATCCTCAGGCTTTAAGAGAACCTAGACCAGATACTGATGTAGAAGTAGATAATGGCAGAGTGTTTACAAACTTAGATAATATTGGCTCAATGATAATAGGAAACCAATTAACAGCTTCTATAGGAACTGTTACAATTACATCATGACACTAAGCGAACTAAAAACCTTAATTCAAAATTTTGTTCAGAGTACTGAAACAACTTTTGTAAATACGTTAGACGACATAATTAAAAATGCAGAAGAAAGAATTTTTGAGTTAGTTCAGTTTGATTATTTTAAAAAAATTCAATCTGGTGTGTTGACTACAGGTAATAGATTTTTAACAGCTCCTTCAGATTTTATTTTAACAAATAGTTTGGCTGTAATAGACGCTAACAATGATTATCATTTTTTATTAAAGAAAAATGCGTCCTTTATGCAAGAATATAATAAAGACATAGCAGACACTTCTTTAAGAGCTTTACCGAAATACTACGCAGATTTTGATAAAGATTTATCTTCAGCATCTAACAACGGCTCAACCTTAACTATTGCACCAGTTCCTGATTCTGACTACGCAGTTGAATTAAACTACATATACAAACCAAACAGTTTAGTAACGGATACAACTGGGACATGGTTATCTAAAAATGCAAGAAACGGTTTATTATATGCCTCTATAGTTGAAGCCTACACTTTTTTAAAAGGTGATGCGGACTTAATGCAACTGTATGAAACTAGATTTGTACAAGAAATAGAAAGACTTAAAAACAGAGCAGAAGCTCAAGGGAGACGTGATGAGTATAGGTATGATTCTTTACGTAATACTGCTACGTAATATATGGAAAAAATAAAAAGTTTAGAGGGTAGAACTGTAGCTATTGTAGGACTGGGAGCGAGTTGGTTTGACTACAATTTAGCTAAATCTCACGACCAACATTTTGATGAAGTTTGGGCAATCAATAGTGTAGCTTCAGTAATATTTCATGATCGTGTATTTATGATGGATCCTCCGTCTAGATTTTTAGATAGTGATGATGCAGGTAGTCAAACTAATAGTATTAAAAAATTTTTAATTAATCACGATAAACCTATCTACACCTGCACTGAAGATGAACGTTGTACTAAAAACTTACAGCAATATCCTATTAAAGAAATAGTTAGAGACTTAAACTGCCACTACTTAAATAATACAGTAGCGTATGCGATTGCTTTTGCACTTTGGAATAAAGTAGGTAGATTAAAACTATTTGGTATAGATTTTTCTTATAAAGAAAATTTGCATTTTGCTGAAGCGGGCAGAGGTTGTGTAGAATTTTGGTTATGTAAATGTTCAGAAGCAGGTATGCAAATTGAAGTTGCTGCTAGTAGTGCATTACTAGATACTTCTGTGCCTTTAGAAGAAAAACTTTACGGATATCACAGATTAAAAGACCCTTTGGTCCCAGTTATGCTAGAAAATAAAACTTTGAGTGTAGATAAACAAAGTTCTGTAAATAAAAAATATATGCAAAAAACAACCGGAACTTTAATTGGTAGACACGATGAACATTTAAAAGTAGGAGAACCTAAAAAATGGTAGATGAAATAACGCCAAGTGGCTTACCAGAGCTAGGTTTAATTGAAGCAAGGACGCAAAACTTTGGCGGGCATCCACCAGAATTTTGGGCAGAAAGACTAACAGAAAAAATAGTTGGTCATTCAGATGATAATGAGCCTCACGTTAAGGAACAAGCAAGAGCCTATACAAATTTAATTTACAAAGTTTGTTTGATTTACATTGAAAATGCTATAAAATCATATAAAGCTACTCTTATTCAAGAACTTATTAAGTCAGGAGAAGAAGACATAGCAAAAATTGTAAAAAGGATATAATCATGGCTATAACATCTACATTAACAACTTCTTTTAAAAAAGAACTTCTGCAAGCTACGCATAATTTTTCTACTGGTGGTAATGCTTTTAAACTAGCCTTGTACACAAGTAGTGCAACTTTAGGTGCGGCAACAACTGCGTTTACAACAACTAATCAAGTATCAGGTACTAACTATACTTCGGGTGGTGCAGCTTTAACAAAAGTAGAACCAACTTCTGCAGGAACAACAGGATTTACTGATTTCGCTGACCTAACTTTTGGCACAGCAACGGTTACTGCTAGAGGGTGTATGATTTATAATGACACTAATAGTGATAAAGCAGTAGCTACTATTGATTTTGGTGGTGATAAAACGTCAACTGCTGGAGATTTTACTATTGTATTTCCTGCAGCAGCAGCCAGCACAGCGATTATTAGAATCGCTTAACGAGGCCTTAAATGGCTAACATTAATGGTTGGGGTCGAGGTACTTGGGGCCAACTAACTTGGGGTGAACCTTTACCTGCTGTAACACTTACAGCATTAACAGCAACATCAGCACTAGGCACAGTTGCAGTAGACGCTGAAGCAAATGTAACCCCAGCATCTTTATTAGGAACAGTAGGCGCTCCAGTTGCGGGTG